AAGACGTACCATTCAAGGATCAGTACATTCCAGAGGTTTCTACTATTGTATCTACTGCTGTTATTGGCTTGGTCGCTGCCAGTAGTCCACTTCTTCTTAATATCATCAAACCATTAGTAAAAAATATCGTTAAAAAGCTGACAAAGAAGAAAGATAAAGTAGAATAATCATGGTTACTATTTGAAGTGGAAACCATTAGTAGATAAGTGTTATACCCGTAGGCTTATCTACTTCAATTTATGAGTATGAGGTAATACCTGATTTGCACGGGGGGTTATTTCAATATCGCTGCATAAATCATAATAAGGACTATCTTTTGTAAAACGTATTCCAGCAATTTTCTTCTCACCGCAATGCTTTAATCTTGCAAAATGCCAGTCTAGCTCTAGGTTTTTAAGTTGTTGTTTTTGTATATCAGTTTGAGTTTTAGCAGCGTCCTTACATTGTTTAGTAAGTTGTCTATCTAACGGTATAGAAAAGTTCAAGGTTATACCAGTACCTAGTGCATAGCTATCTTTATTCGTTCCAGAATAGTTTATTTGTTCATAAAGTACGACCCCTGGATTGTCAGGTGTACCATCTCCTATGGGATTACCATCATCATCAAAGTCTCCAACAATATCTGTTTGGTCATAAACTGGTGTGGTGTAATAATCCCGATAAGGTTTGCGATAGTTGCTGTTAAAAGTAGTAAACGGAGTTATGGTCATCATTGCTCCCTGACATACAACACCACCTCCATATTGGTTCGTATGAAAACTACCATTATTTACGTTCCAGTTTTGATTCGTAACGGAACCACTATTACTTTGACTAACAGCATTAGCTAAAGCTCCTGTTGGCAACAGGGCTATTGAAAGACAGAGGTAACAGTAACTACGGATTCCGTGTCTATTTGGCGATTTATAGTTGTGACATTCTGAAGCCCTGGTCCAGAATATGTTTCTGTAAATTGAAAGGCATCTCCTGATGTAGGATTTGTTTGTGTCCAGTTTGGTTTTGTTGTCATATCTGCTCCTGTCCATGTATAGCTTTGCCCTCCTACAGTTCCTGTAACTTGAGTTGCATCGGGTGACATACTTCCTCCATCATGTTTAATGCCTGTTCCTGTAACTGTATATTCGTAACCAGTTTTATAGTCTTTACTTGTAATAGATTCTGTAATAGATGTTGTGGTATTTGTAGTGCTAGACATGGTTCCTGTAGTAAAATTAGGAACAATGTTTGCATTAGCTGGTAAAACATATAAAAATAATAGTAATAAAAGCTTCCGCATAATTCATCAGTCTACCGTCACAGAAGTTACATAAGAACCTGTAGCCGTAGTACCTGCTGAACCTGCTGTTAGAGTTATAACGTGATTATCAACAGTACCAGCTAAATTTGTAGCTACTCCTCCACTTGTACTTGTTAAGTCTCCAAAAGGGCTTACTTCACCTGTAGTCAAACTTGTAGCTATAGTGTCACCTGTAGTATGCGAAACTGTGTAAGTGAAGCTTTCGCCAGCAGTTAGTTGACTTGCAGTAATTGGTGTATAGGCGTTTACTCCGTTAGTTGCTGCTCCTAATCCTCCAACACTTCCAGTAGTTGTACCATCTGTAGTATTAACTCCCGTTCCAGAAACACTATATGAGTTTCCGATACGATCTGCTGTAGTTCCTGGGGCTGCAACTTCAAGCTTTACTGATGAACTTATTGAAGAAATTATGTCAGCAAAGACAACAGTTGGACTTGCAAAAACCAATAGTGCTAGTAGTTTTTTCATTTGATTCCAACATTAGTGTCTTTATTAGATACTACATTAAGCTGCTTCTTTTTGCCATTCCCACTATTTTTGACCTGTAATCCCATATTTTGCATCACTGATGCCAGCAATCCAGCAGCGAAAGTTGTGTCAATTTGTCGGGTTGAGTTCCCAAAATACGCAAAAGAAATTACGGATAAACTCCAAAAAAGTATAATCATCTGGACGAAGTTTGAGATTAAAGAAGGACCATCCTTTTCCTCTTTTTCTTCTATTATTGGTTCGGTTTTTGGGTCTTTTGTTGCCATAATCGTAGTGCTATACTATAAATATAAAGAAAGAAGCCAAGATTTGCAATAAGCGTTAAGGTAGAAATAGAAATATTTGAACAATGTTAAAAATTTTTAAACCCATTCTTTTGGTATTTATAAAATCAAAAGCAATGAAAAGATTAATAATGGATCTGTTAAAAGCAATAGCTAAACAAACAGACAATACACTAGACGATCAAGCCGTAAGCTTCATAGAAGCTAGAATGTATCCAGGGTCTACCACAACTCTTCAGTAACATGAAAGATGACGGGTTTATGAAAATGATTGGTAGTAAACTGCCTCCCGAAACAGAATTGGCACTGGAAATGAGATGCAGAGAAGTTTCGGCTTGTGAAAATATGGAACAAGTAAAAGCCTTTTGCATAGACCTTATGAAAAATCATGCAAGGGCTGAATCTGTGCTGTCTACTGCAATGATGCGTGTAATAGAATTAGAGTCAAGATTATCTGCTATAAAAACACCTACAAGAAAACATACAGGAATATACAGAGTCAGATGGTGGATCGAACAATTACATATGCACTGGAAGTACAGAAAAGTAGCAAAAAAGTACCCTAAATAATTATTCTTTTACTTTTCTACCATCAATTCGTCTTTGGACCGATTCTCGCCACATCAATTCGTCTTTAGCTTCAGCAATTTTATATTCAGAACTAGGAAATTCACGTTCCAAAGCTTCATAAGCTACNTCTCTAACCCAGGCAGTACCTTTTATACCCTTCTTTTCGGCTGACTTTTCTATNAGTTCAGCCCTGTTTGGGTCGATAAGAACCTGATAATAACTTTTGTTTCCGTGTCTTAGAGCCATTTACAATGTTGTTCTTGTACTACTCTACCACCAAAAAGGCAAATCGGCTTTATCAAGTTGCTTTTCCACATACTTTTTTCTNGCATCTCGCCTATTTTTAGACTTACCAGTNCGAACTTCTCTGGCTCGTTTTAAAAAGTCAATAATACTAGCTATATCTTTAGTAGTTGCCTTCGGAATCTCTTTGTANAGATNCTTCATCAGGTCTACTCTTATATTCTTCTGCATAAGCTACAGGCATTACATCAATAAGTGTTTTGTAGTATTGTACTCCAAGCTGTTTATTGTGCTTGGAGATATACCATCCGTTTTCATTTTTACAAATACCAATCATTGTCTTTTAGTCCAGTGTTTGATTAAGGTTTTTAATTCTAAGATGCGTTTTTGGGCTGCATCTATACGATCTTGTCTGGTCAATGAACTTCACTCCACTTGTTTCCAATAGATACTTCAGCTAATGCAGGGATCTCACCTAACCATTTTGCTTCAGCTTTTTCCATTGTAGTTTTAAGAATTTGAGCCCACTCATCTGCAATATCTTCCTTAACTAAAAGAAGCAATTCATCGTGAACGGCTGCTGCAATCCTTACTTTATTCTCACCAGCTTCCTTAACCTGTGTCCATAAGTTTCCTAATGCACACTTTAATATTGCAGCACCAGCACCCTGTATGGGTGTGTTACATCTGACAGTTACACGGTTAAGATCACCTTTAAGAAACCTACGCATATTAGAAACAGGAATCCTAGTCTCAGGCCATTCATCCCCCTCTGTGGAACGTACCAGATAATTCATCTCCTGTTGCCAACTTTTGATACCGCTATATGTATTGAGCCAGTTGTCTCGAACCTTGGCAGCTTCATCTGATGACATAATCACACCACTACTACCAGCGTAGTTACGCAAACCTTCTGCNCCTGCACCATACAACAGACCAAAGTTTGCTGANTTGGCTATCTGTCTATCGCAACCCATCTGCTGTGCNGTGTAATCATGTAAATCATCACCACGTTTAAAGGCAGCAATCATATTTTTATCATTAGCCAGTGCAGCAGCCAANCGTAATTCCATCTGTGAAAAGTCAGCATCAACTATNTTCCAACCTTCAGGAGCNTGTACACATTGTCTAAACTCAGAATCTCTAGGAATCTGCTGATTATTAGGCTTGATACTNGACATTCTTCCTGTATCTGCACCTAACTGCATATATGAAGCTCTTACATATCCATCATCAGACATTTTATCCAAGATACTTTCAATCATCTGTCTACGTTTTTCTCTACGTTTCCAAGTCATAAGTGTTTGGATCGTAGGAGAGTCAGCAGCACAACTCTTCAAAGCATCTTTCGCAACGCTAGGCTTACCATCTTTGTTTACTGGAGTATATCCAAGAACTAATTCAAGTTTCTCTAGTAATTGTTTAGAGCTTTTTATATTGAATCCTGCATACTGTTTAGTACCTAACCTTACTGAACCTTGGTCTTTCGCACGAAGATTAACTGTACCATCCTCATTTCTAGGTAGCTTTTTTCCAACTGGTAGGTCATTATCAAGTTCTCTGATAAATTCATTACCCAGTTCTTTAATGTCATCCTCATAATCTGTACGACATTGCTCTAGTTCTTCTCTATTCCAGGGTAGTCCTATCCTCCACATCTGAGCCATAGCTGGAAGTGCTCGACATTCAAGTGCATAGGCTTTTTCTAATCTTCCCAGTCTTATCTTTTGATCTAGTACATTGTCTAGCTCAAGTAATATTTCAATATCTTTGGCAGCGTAAGTTAATTGCTCTTTAGATAATGTCTCTAAACCCCAATTAGATTTCTGTTGTTCTTTAGATACTTCTATATTTAATTGTCTTTTAGCTAGTGCATCCAAACCATGTTTAGTTTGTGGAATACCATTAGTTAGTAGTCTGCTGGCTATCATGCTACACCTAACAAAACCATTTATATGTATGCCTTGTTCCTGTAGCCAAGCTATATCAAATACAGCATTGTGAGCTAACCAGAATCTATTGGTACTACTGAAAAACTCTTCTAAGTAGTTCCAATCACTTCGCTCTAGTTCAAAGCAATCAATCACCACTATGGTTCGTGATGAATAACAACCCAACTGAATGAGCCTTAATTTGCCCTCTTCTGGTTGTAGCTGTAAAGTTTCTGTATCAAAAGCCAGACTGTGTGCTGTCTGTAATCTTTTTAATTCTTGTATTCCGTAATAAACAGAATATTCTTGTTTAGTAATTGTTGAGGTCAT